GATGTTACGAATAAAGAATTGGAATTAATTGATATTGTAGGTAACTTCTCAGATGCTGATACTTTAATTGGCGAAACTACTGGGGCTGAAACTGTCATAGATAGCTTTAGTTCCATAGAAATTGAAAATTCTTCCGTTTCAGAAAATACATACTTCGAGACTCAAGCAGACGGTATTGTTGATTGGACAGAAAGTAATCCATTCGGTGAATTTGGAAATCAACCAGGTAGCTTCTAATGTTAGGTACACATTTTTATCACGAAATTATCAGAAAAACCATTATTGGTTTTGGTACTCTGTTCAATAATGTTGAATTGCAGAGAACTGATAGTGCAGGACAAGTAGTCCAAACTCTCAAAGTTCCTCTTAATTATGGACCTAGAGAAAAATTTCTTGCTCGTATTGAAGCAGAACCAGAACTCGATGGTCGTGCAGAAACGCAAATTACTTTGCCAAGAATGTCTTTTGAAATGAAAGGTATTCAATATGATCCTAGTAGGAAATTAGGACCTGTTCAGTTGTGTAGAACAGCGAAAGACGGAGATACTAAAAAGTCTTATCAAACATATTCTCCAGTACCATATAACATGGAGTTTGAATTAAATATTCTTAGTAAAAATAATGAAGATTCTGTAGAGATTCTAGAACAAATTTTACCATATTTTCAACCAGTATTTAATATTACAATCAATCTCATCTCAAAGATGAGCGAGAAAAAAGATATTCCAATTGTTTTGAACAGTGTCGGTATTCAAGATGATTATGAATCAGATTTCTTAACAAGAAGAACTCTTATCCACACACTTCAATTTACTGCTAAATCATATCTATACGGTCCTGTTTCAACTTCAGACGTTATCAGAAAGGTCAACGTCGATATCAGTGCCGCTCTAGAAACTGGATCGAGATATGTCAGATACAGTGCAACACCTGCTGCAAAGGTAGATTTAAATCAGGATGGTACATCAATTCCATTCAGTGCATTTAATGTTTCAAGTAACACTATTACTCTTAGTAATCATGGATTTGTCACTAATGACAAAGTTACTTACAACTCAGACTCATCTGGTCAACCTGCTGGTGGTTTGACTGACAAAGAAAATTATTTTATTATCAAGATTGATAATGATAACTTTAGAGTTGCTAAATCTAAGTCTTATGCAAGACAAGGATTTGCAATTGACATCACAGCACAAGGTACTGGTGGAGATCATAAGTTCTCAGTTATTAATGATGCAGATCATGTCTTAATTGAACCAGATGATGATTTTGGTTTCAATGAATCCTATACTAGTTTCTGATCATGTCTGATCCATTTGATAAATTGAACGAAGCATTTAATGTAGAAGCTGAAATCGTTCCTGGAGTACAAAAAAAAGAAGTACTAGTTAAGAAGTCAAAAGAGACAGATGTGGTAGATGACTATGAGTATAGTCGAGCCCAACTTTATAATCTAGTTGAGAAGGGTCAGGAAGCGATTCAGGGCGCTTTGGAAGTCGCGCAAAGTAGCGATCACCCAAGAGCGTATGAAGTCGCAGGCAACCTCATTAAAAACGTTGCTGACATCACAGAGAAATTATTAGATAATCAGAAAAAACTTAAAGACATCGAAGAAGAGAAAGTTCAAAAAGGCCCCTCCACTGTAAACAATGCAGTATTCTTCGGATCTACATCAGAACTGCAAAAGATGCTTAAACAACAGTCATCTGATAAATAAAAGAAAAAACAAAATTAATGGAACTTAGCACTTGGGGCAGAGTACAAAATTTAGTTCAGACTGACTTTGATCTTTGGGTTGAAAGTAAGTGTTCTGATGGAGGGAAAGAAAAATATTGCCGTCTCTGCGAAAAACGTGAAAAACGTGGGACATGTGGATACGGTGGATCCATGTGGGATAAATATACTGTCAACGATGTAAGTGACAGTGAAAAAGCAGCTGCTGCAGAAGAATCTGGTATTACTGGTGACGGCGGAGATGGTGGTGGAGATGGCGGAGGAGGAGAATAAAATGATTAATGAAAAAAGAGACGGTAAATCTTCTAAGGACAAAGGATACTCCCTTAAAGATTGGTTTAAAGGCGGTGGTTGGAAGCAAACTGGTGGTAAGTATGATGGGAAACCATGTGCAAAACAACCAGGACAGAAAACAAAACCATATTGTCGTGATGCAGATGACCGTGCATCAATGAGTAAAGACGAAAGAAACAAACGTGCTGCTAAGAAAAGAGCAGAAGATCCAAATCCAAATAAAAAAGGGAGGGCAACAAACGTGACTCAAGAAGAAACAATGTTGGAAAAGAAAGATGCTTGTTATCATAAAGTAAAATCACGTTATGATGTTTGGCCTTCTGCATATGCATCTGGTGCTTTGGTTAAGTGTCGTAAAAAGGGTGCAAAAAATTGGGGTAATAAATCCAAGAAAGAAGAGTTTGAAGGTAATGTATCTTTCTCTGAATTCCAAGAGAAAGCACAAAAGTGTTGGGATACCCACAAGAAAGTTGGTATGAAGATGAAGGGTGGTAAGATGGTCAATGATTGTCGCCCAAAGAATGAAGAACTTCAGACTGAAGGACAGAAATGTTGGAAAGGTTATGAAAAGAAGGGCACCAAAAAAATGTTTGGTAAAACCTACAACAACTGTGTAAAAAAAGAAGAAGTACAATCTGAGAGTGCATGGACAAAAAAGGCTGGTAAAAACAAAGAAGGAGGTCTCAATGAAAAGGGACGGAAATCTTACGAAAGAGAAAATCCTGGAAGCGACCTTAAAGCACCTTCAAAGAAAGTTGGGAACCCTCGTAGAAAGAGTTTCTGTGCAAGAATGAAAGGTATGAAAAAGAAGTTGACTTCTAAGAAAACTGCTTCTGATCCTGATTCCAGAATCAATAAGTCTCTTAGAGCATGGAATTGCTGATAAATAATTAAAAAAGAAACTACAATGAACATCAAACCACTGGCCGAAGCACAGGATATTCAAGCATCTCCGAGCACTGGTACTCTTCTTTCGGGTACTCTTGCTTGGGTTGTTAATGCTCATACAGCTGCTAACACAGTAACTATTGCTGGTGCAGTTCCAGCTTCTGTAGTAATTCCTCCTAACACGGGAATTATTATTGATAAGGAAGCCGGTGCAGTTCTGGATGTTACAACATCTGGCGGTGAAGTATGGGCGACTGCAATCGCTTACACCAATTAAAAAATAAGGAGATTTACAATGACCGATCCCGATCGACAGTTTTCCGATCTTAAACTAGAACGGAAAGAATGCGAGAAGTGCGGTGCGACATGGGTCAATGGACAACACGTCTGGCGTGGTACAGGTGGTTCATCTGACTCCAGTGAATTGGATCTTGCTGGACTTGTTTGTAACAAGTATGGCAATGATCAATGCATCAATCCTAAAAAAGGAATAGAAGGTGGACAAACTTGGGAATACCGTGCTGGTTATATTGACGGCATCTTAAAGGGTAAGAGAGAAGTTATGGAAGAACTGAGAGATAAATATAAGGATTTGTAATGAACTTTGAATTAGATATGGATGACTATGCAATCATCCTTAATGCATTGCACTACTATAAAAAGTAGAGAAACGTGGCAACTTCAAACAGTATAATGAAGATCGCATTAATAAATTAAGAGATAAGATGGCTTATCAATTAATTCCTTCAGCAGATAGCGGCAATCGATTGTGAGTGCTGTATTTGTATTTGGATTTGTGATACTACTTACTATAGGAATGGAACTTACTTGGCCTGTTAAGAAATGAATTTATTATTACGTCCTTTAGATAATGCTAACGATCCTGTATGGTCAGTAATTATCTGTGTAATACTTGCAGTTGCAGGTGCTTTATTTGTAGTCACATATATACTAAGACAAGCATTTGCTGAATTAGACGATGGCAGATCAAATCAACCAGAAAGACGCGAACCAGGACCAGCAGATAGCACTCCTGACACACAGGATTGAAGATGCTGAGAAAACTCAAGAAGAACTCAGGCAAAGAGTTCGTAAACTTGAAAAATGGGTTTGGGGTGCTGGTGCTGTCATATCAGCAGCAATAACAATTATCGGAATAGCAACCGCAGTAGAATCAAAGGAGATCGATTATGGGCGCAATGACACCACCAAGCAGGAAATCCTGCTACAACTTTCGAGTCACGGAGATTAATCGTGTTCTTGACGGGGATACTATTGATGTTACTATCGACCTTGGGTTTGACTTATACAAGAAAGAAAGAGTTAGAGTTGCTGGAGTTGATACGCCAGAGAAGAGAACGAGAAACCTTGAGGAGAAGGCACTGGGACTAGATGCTACCAACTGGATGAAAGAAAAACTAGAAGGAGCAATTGCTGGTGACGATGAACTCTCTGTTAGAACTGAATTGGTTGGCGGTATGGGTAAGTACGGTCGCCTTCTTGGTTGGTTATATATTGGAGATGCAGAAGTATCATTGAATGAGCAAATGATCGAAGAAGGTTATGCTCACGCCTACGATGGTGGAACTAAAGATATGAATTTAGAAGCACTTAGAGAAATAAGGAGAAAACATGGAACCCTCATTTGAAGAAAATGAGTGGTATTGTACTATGACATTAGGAATAGATGAAGTTCGATGTCTGTACGATCATTTTGACTATTCTATCAAGATGTGGCCAGGAGCTCCAGCACGTCCTTATGAAGAGCAAATACTCTTAGATATAATGAAGAAGAGAATGTTTGCAATGTTGACTGATTACACATTTTATAAAAATTAATTATGGCATCTGATTCGATTTATCTAGGTAATCCCAATCTAAAAAAAGCAAATACACCAATTGAATTTACCGAAGAACAGGTAATCGAGTTTTTGAAGTGTAAGGACGATCCTGTATATTTTGCTAAAAATTATATTAAGATTGTTTCTCTTGATGAAGGTCTAGTACCTTTTAACATGTACGATTTCCAAGAGGAAATGGTAGATAGGTTCCATAAAAATAGGTTTAACATTGCTAAATTACCCAGGCAAACTGGTAAGTCTACTACTGTTGTTTCTTACTTGCTTCATTATATCATATTTAATGACAATGTAAACATTGGTATTCTTGCTAATAAAGCATCAACTTCACGAGAACTATTATCTCGTTTACAGTTAGCGTATGAGAACTTACCACGATGGATGCAACATGGTATCCTTGCCTGGAACAAAGGTAATGTAGAACTAGAGAACGGATCGAAGATTCTTGCAGCATCTACATCTAGTTCTGCTGTCCGAGGTATGTCATTTAATATTATTTTCTTGGACGAATTTGCGTTTGTTCCAAACCATATTGCAGAACAGTTTTTTAGTTCTGTTTATCCAACTATCTCTTCTGGTAAATCTACTAAGGTTATTATCATCTCCACCCCCAACGGGATGAACATGTTCTACAAGTTATGGCATGATGCCGAACTTGGTAGAAATGAGTATACAACAACTGAAGTCCATTGGTCTCAGGTTCCAGGTAGAGATGCTGTATGGAAAGAACAAACAATTGCAAACACATCTCAACGTCAGTTTACACAAGAATTTGAGTGTGAGTTTCTTGGTTCTGTAGATACATTAATTGCACCATCAAAACTTAAAATGATGGTGTATGAAGAAGCTATTGAATCTAGTAAGGGATTGCAAATTTACGAACCAGTCCAGAAAGATCATACTTATATAATGACAGTTGACGTTTCTAGAGGTGTTAGTAATGATTATTCTGCATTTACACTAATTGATATTACAACTATACCTTATAAGCTAGTAGGAAAATATAAAAATAATACTATTAAACCTTTAATCTTTCCCAATATTATAAATCAGGTTGCTAAAAACTATAACCATGCTTTCGTTATGGTGGAAGTCAACGATATTGGAGGTCAGGTTGCAGATATTATGCAGTTTGATTTGGAATATGACAATCTTCTTATGTGTGCGATGCGAGGCCGCGCTGGTCAACTAGTTGGTCAAGGGTTTTCTCATAAATCGCAATTAGGTGTTAAGATGACATCTACAGTTAAAAAAACTGGTTGTTCCAATT